ACAGAATGAACAACAAACTGTAGGTTCTTATAAAGAGGTATCGGAAACGGGAATAACTAAGACAAATGCAGAAGGTGCAAATGCAGAAGGAAGTTATGGAAAATATTATGATACGCAGGAAAATATCCACTGGTTAAAATTATATGAAGGCGATTCTCTAATTGAAACTAGATTTGGACAATCTATACGATTTTCAGGATTTAATAACGTTGGAAATAAATTTTCACCAACAATAATTTTAAGAAACGGAGAGAATGCGGAAAGTGGAAAAAAAGCAGCAGAACTAAGTACTGAAGAAGATATTAATAGAGATGGTAGTATAATAGCATTGACATCTGGTCAATACCAATTACCATTTGTTCCAGGAGTAATTGATGATAAAGGTAAAACAAACTTTGGAACTAAACCTGACTCATTTGGTGAATATCCAACTAAGTTAATTGGTGACCAAATATTAATAAATTCAGGAAGAATAATACTTTCGGCAAAAAATGCAGAAATGTTATTCTTTTCAAAAAAGAATTATGGATTTATTTCCGATGGTGCAATGTCAATTGATAATAAATTGGGTATTGATGTAAGTGTAGGGGATGATATTCATATTGTTACAAACGATAAAGATATTAATATGGTTACCGGTAAGGGTGCTATATTTCTAGGAAGTGAAGCGTTAGAGCCTATGGTAAAAGGACAACAATTAGTTGATATATTAGCAGAATTGATTGATGCGATAACACAACAAATTTACCTAACACCATCCGGGCCAAGTGCTAACGGCCCTACTAACATTTCTCAATTTGGTTCTATAAAATCAAAATTAAATAATATATTGAGTAGATTAAATCAAACTTCTTAATATGTCTTGGCAAATTTTTAAAGAAAATATTTTAAGGAGAGCAAACGCTCCAGATTCGATTCAAGATATTGATACCGTTGCAAAATTGTATGCAGATGAGTATGATATGTGTATGAAACGAGGTGGAGATACTATAAATAAAGTTGCAATTAGTAAAGGTAATACCGAAATTATGCAGCAGTTATTTAAAGCCGCTTTACTAAAAGGACAAATATCAAATACTCCATATGACTTAGTTGGTGAAATGGGAAAGGGAGTTATTGCATATTGGCAAGGTGCTCAATTAAACATTTTTCCAATACCATTGATACCAGCTCCCGGTTCAACGAATAACGTTGCGGTTATTTCAAATTTAGTTACAAATGCGGGCGTGTGGGCACCAGCTGTATCCGTTCCTTCACCACCAAACCCCTATGAACAATTAGATTGGAGCCAAGTTCCAGTGGATAAAAATAGTCCTGAAGTACAAGAAATTATTGCGCCTAATTTTGAGCAGATTGAAATACAACTTCAAACAGAGCCATTGGTTGAATATGGTAATACTGACACTTATCCTATTGTACTAGAAATGGACAACGTATCAGCCGAAATAATTGATACCGCATTATACGAACAAAAAATTCTAAAAACAGAACCAGATACTCCTGAGAAGAAAGAAGAACAAACAAAATTAATAAGTAGTGGATATAAAACACTTGATGAATTACTAAAAATTGCTGGAGCATGGGCTCCTAAGTTGGGTAAAAATGACAGAGTTAAATATGAAAATTTAAGAAGTAATTATATAAAAGGTGTTCATGGATTATGTCCACAAGGAACTCAAGCGGTTGTAGTTGCATTAACAGGTATAAAAGGATTGGGAACAATAAGTGGAAATGCTGATTGGTTTTCATTTAAAAACCCATCTACCGGCGGCGGTAGAAGTAGTTTTGCTATAAATATTGGTGGTAAGACCTATTACAATGATAAAGTGCGGATTGATTTTGATGAGTTTGTGGCCGATTCAACCCAATGGCAAATTGGGGATGTTTTAGTAAATGGGTATGAAAGTAAAGACTATGGTCACATCCAAGTTTGGACAGGATTTAAATGGGTAAGTGATTTTTCACAAAATAAAATTCATACTAGTGGGTGTCTAAAATCTTCGGCCGCGTTATGGAGATTGAACGATAATGGTATAGCGGCGGTAGAATCTGTTAAAAGTAAACCAGCATAAAATGTCAGTAATACCACCAAATAATAATACAACGTTAATAATTGATGATTTTATTAATTATGCAACTGCACATTTATCCACTATTAGTGGGATAGTTAATACACTTTCATTATACCCACCAGTTGCAGCACCGGCACCAGGAGTATTACCTTGGTCAGGATATCAAGTTCAGCCGGCAACTCCGGGTGGTGGAGCATTGGGGGTAGCGCCACAAGAAATAGTATTTAATGAAGCTCAGCAATTTGCATCCGATACCGCAACATTGCAAGGAAGTAATATAAATGAAGCAACTTCAGCGGGGTTTGAAGTATCATTTGATGCACCAACACCACCAACTGTTGAAATAGAGCAAGTAGAATACCAACTCTTAGAAGAAGCAAAGAACGAACCAGACCCACCATTGTCCGAAGAAGATAAACCAAAAAATGATATTCCACCCCAACCAAACTATAAAAGTAATGTTAAAGTACCAAATGAATTGGTTGCGGCTATGAAAAAATACAAAATTTGTACTACTAACATAGAAAGAGCACACTTTTTGGCACAATGTGAACATGAATCGGGTGGATTTAGATACAAACAAGAAATATGGGGACCAACCGCCGCTCAATCAGGATATGAAGGTAGGGATGATTTGGGAAATTTACAAAAAGGTGATGGATATAAATTTAGAGGTAGGGGGTATATTCAATTAACGGGTAGAGCAAATTATAGAAAGTTTGGGCCTATTGCTGGGGCCGATTTTGAAGGAAATCCAGATAGTGTTGCAACGCAGTATTTTGCAGACACCGCATGTATGTTTTGGAAATCTAACAGCTTAGTAACCCGTTGTAAGGATACTACTACAACAAGTATTAAATTAGTTACTAAAAAAATAAATGGTGGATATAATGGATTAGATGATAGAATAAAGAAATTCACAAAATATTGGACAGAATTACAGAAAGACCCTACACTTTGGAGCTAATTATTAAAATAATCAATTCAAATATTTATAAACATAACAAATAATAAAGTATGAATACGGACAAACTATTAAAAGCTATTCAGATTCTTATTAAAGAGGAGCTTAAAGAGCAATTGCCTGCATTAATTAAGGAAACTGTAAGAGCTGAAGTAAAAAAACTAATAGCAGAAGGAAAACAAACTGCTAAACCACAGCCAATTGGATTATCAATGGCTAAAGCTATTTTAGAAGATGATGTTATCATTGAATCAGTTAAAGAAAAAGTAGAACAAAAGAAATTTAGTAAAAACCCAATGATTAACCAAATTCTAAACGAAACTAGAGGTGGAATACCACAAGGTGATGGTGGGTTTAGAACAATGAACTTTGGACAGGGTGATATGGGTTCAATTGTAGGTAAAACTGCATTAGCTGAAAAAATGGGATATGGTGATATGGCAAAAGGACCTTCTCCAACAGGATTGGGTGTAAATACTGGAGTAGCTGAAATAGATAAAGCTTTGAATAGAGATTATTCAGAACTTGTAAAAAGATTTAAAAAGAAATAATGGCAGTAATACTTGGTAAAAAGTTAGTAATTGATTCAAAGCAGTTTGAAGACTATGCAATAGGTATAACTTTACCTATTCAAATAGGAAACACTGCTTTTAACCAAAGTTTTATAACTGCTGACCAGATTAAAAGTAATATTAAAAATTTATTACTTACAAAAAGATTTGAAAGATTGATGCAGCCTGAATTTGGGAGTGGTATTCAAGAATTATTATTTAATATGAATGATGAACTGTTTGCTGATAACTTGGAAAATACTATTGTTGATACACTTTCTAAATGGTTACCATTTGTAAATGTAGAAACTATTAATATCCAACAACCAAACGATTATAAAGATAATAATAAGGTTGAAGTATCAGTTTCATTTAGAATATCGGATACACAGATATTAGATACAGTAACTTTTAATGTACAAACATAATGGCTATAACAACAATAAATAAGAATTTTAAAAACAAAGGAAAAGATATAAAATATCTTAATAAAGATTTTGCAGCATTTAGAGCAAATCTTATTGATTTTACAAAAAATTATTTTCCAAAAACATATGGAGATTTTAATGAATCATCTCCTGGTATGCTTTTCATTGAAATGGCATCATATGTAGGTGATGTTCTAGCGTATTATACCGATGATACTTTGAAAGAATCGTTAATGCCATACGCAGAAGATATTCAAAGTATTATAGCGCTAGCACAATATTTAGGATATAAACCAAAAATTACATCCCCAGCAGTAACAACGATATCGGTTTATCAATTAGTACCATCTATTGGAATTGGAATTAGTAATAGACCAGACGATACTTTTTACTTAAAAGTAAAAGAAGGAATGGTTATTGCAAATAAAGCGGGTACGGTTCAATTTATAACAACCGATATGGTGGATTTTTCAAATGAAAGCGATAGAGAGACGACCATATATCAGAGAGACGTACTTACAGGAGAGCCTACATTTTATTTAATAAAAAAATATGTACAAGCAATATCAGCGGTAAGAAATCAAAAAGAAGTAACCTTTGGGGGTTACGAAAATTTTAGAACAATTGATTTACCAGAAACAAATGTAATTGAGATATATGATTGTAGAGATTCTAATAATAACAAATGGTATGAAGTTCCGTATTTAGGACAAGAAATGATATTCATTGATTATCCAAATACCGAAGTTAACGATTCAGACCTTTATCAGTTCAAAACAACGGTACCATATATTTTAAAAACAATAAAAACACCAAAAAGATTTACAACTAGAGTAAATCAAGATAGTACAATTACAATTGAATTTGGTGCAGGAGACCCAACGGCCTCTGATGAACAATTAATTCCAAATCTTAAAAACGTAGGATTAGGATTACCAAATTCAATTAAAAAATTAGATGAATCATTTGACCCAACTAATTTTTTAAAAACAAAAACGTATGGTACTTCTCCATCAAATACAACAATAACTGTAAAGTATTATACAGGTGGAGGTATTAATTCAAACGTTGCAGCTGGAGAATTAACAAGAATTAATGGAGTTGAATTTGAAGAAAGTTTAAATTCTTTTACAAGAGCACAACTTTCACTTTATAATTCTGCAAAGAATTCATTAGCAGTTGATAACGATATACCAGCAGTTGGTGGTAGGGGTGGTGAAACTTTGGAAGAAATTAGACAAAACGCATTAGCAAACTTTGGAGCTCAGAATAGAGCAGTAACTGCAAAAGATTATCAAATTCGTGTATTATCGATGCCATCAAAATATGGAGCTATAGCAAAAGCATATGCCGTTGCGGATGGTACGCTTGATAACAACTCACCCTCATCCATCTTAGCATCGCCAAATAATTTACAAGAATTTACTGATTTGGTACTGGATTTTGTAAACAAACCTGATGATTTAGAACCAACTGAGCAAGATATAAAACAACAAATTACTAGATTTTTAATTGGTAAAACTTCAAACGAAAATGAAAAAAATAATCCGTTTGCTATTAACTTGTATTTATTAGGATATGATGTAAATGGCAATTTGACACCTTTAAACAGGGCTGTAAAAGAAAATCTTAAAACATATATTAACGAATACCGAATGTTAACGGATGGTATAAATATGAATGATGGATTTGTAATTAATATTGGTATTGAATTTGAAATTATAACATATCCAAATTATAATAAAAATGAAATATTAACAAAATGTATAAACGAAGTAACGGATTTCTTTAGTATAGATAATTGGCAGTTTAATCAAACCATTAATTTAAATGAAATTGAATTGTTATTGGCAAATGTAGAAGGAGTTTCATCTGTTCC